AAAAGGGTTTTGATGTTGAGCACTTTAGGGCTAGAAATATATTTTACCAATGGTTAAAACAAACCTACGGAATAAAGGGACTAGATGTGATGTACGCACATTGGTTAAACTACCGTAGATAAAATGGAACATCTACCTACGTTTTTTAAGAGAAGATTTGATCATCACAAGTTTGAGAAGGTGATGAGAAGATCAATTGGTTATGTTATTACCCATTCAAAAAGTTTTGATGATTTTGAGGCAAGATTGTTTAGTTTAGCTCTTATAAATTATTTTCACGATAGACATAATATTGATTTAACTTCAGTTAGTAGTGAAGATTTAGATGAAATAATACAATATTTATCTGAAGTATATGATGGATTAATTCAGGCTTATTATAGAAACGCAAGAAAAAGATAAAATAGAAAAGTCGGAACAAGTCCGACTTTTTTTTATTTGGTAACCAAAAACTTAGCCATCTCAACTGCCTCATCTTTCGTTTTGAATCCTTTCTCAATCAATTTTTTGGAGTGATAGATTTCATAAACTGTAGAACCTACTTCCATTTCTGTTGAACCTGGCCTTCGGTTTTTCTTTGCTCTCATTGTGTCTTTCGCATACACGTCATAAAAACCAACCTTACAAATGTACCTTCCTTTTTTTCCTGATTTTGTCGCCATTCTTTTTTTTATTTAGTTAAACAATAATACAAATGTAATCATTTATTTTGTTTCTGACAATACGAAATTCAAAAATTTTCTGATTGTTTTTACAATTTTTACTCTTTCAGGATCTCTTTCATCCAATTCATAGGGATGAATATCAATAATATCATTTTCATCTAACATATTTAGAATTTTCCTTTCCATTTCTTTTTTTGAGTTATATCCTGTAAATCCATAACCTGGTATACCCTCAAATGAATATTCTTTAATTTTCATTGGTTCAAAATCACCCCAATTACCACCTAAATTTCTTTCCTCAACCTTTAACCTTCTTATTAAGAAATTAAATAAACGAGAATCAATCTCCTCGTGTTGTGAGGAGATTTGATTCTTTTCGTCTTCATTAATTATTATTCTCATTTAAGGAATCTCAATTTGTAAATTGTTGAATTAATTAACTCTTGAACTGTGTCAATTTGGTTTTGAATAAAACTATCCTCAACTGAATCTCTATTTTCATCAATAATGTCTAACAATCTTTCAAAATAAGAAATTGTTTTTTTACTATTTCTGTACTGTTCAATTTTGAATGACTTGTAGTTCTTCATTATACCATACTTACCTTGGTATGATTCAATGATACCATCAAACAATGGAACAATACCATCATAAAAATCATTAAGTGCCTTGTGTTCGGCAAATGATGGTGTTTGTAAATGAAATACGTGAGCCTGATTACGTGAGTGAAGAATGTTGCACATCATATCACAGAAGTCATCGTTTGAATCTGATGTTTCATCATCATCGTCCTCTTCTTCGTCTTCCATTTCATCTTCTTCATCCTCCTCCTCTTCTTCGTCTTCTATTTCATCTTCCTCCTCAAAAAGCCTTCTTCTTTTGAGTTCTTCATAAAGTTTGTCTGTTAAATTTTTTTCCATAATTTATATTTTGTTTGTATATAAATATTAGGATTATTCAGAATTTAAGTAAATCAATCATTTACGAACTCAATTTCATTGGTTTCAGGATCCCAATCAATTGTTAGTGGACGATTACGAAATTCATATCTTCCATTCAAAACCGCAGCATTAATGTAGTGAGTATTCCCATCAAACACATAACCATAACCCTCGTGTATGTGTCCAAATACGTGGATTTTTGGTTTGATTTCTTCAACTCGTTTCATAAGTTCTTCACACCCAACATTTTCATTCGGGTACTTTACATAATCCAATTTACCAAATGGAGGACCGTGAGTGATAAGAATGTCAGTATCTATTGGAATCATATCCCACTTTTCTTTTAACTTCTCACCACGAGGAAGATTGAATGCCCAATTATGAAATTCAGGTTGCCAAGGTGTTCCCCAAATTTTAATCATTGTATCATAATCTTCACCAACCATTAACCAATCGTCTTGAAGGTAATCTATGGTTTTATATCCTGTAAGAAGTCCACGAAGTTTTTCATTATCGTCTTGGAATCCAAAGTCGTGATTGCCGGCAATGAAAACTTTAGTATCGTAGTTATAGATTTTATCATACCACTTCATAAAATTCTCAATCTCTGTGATATATCCTCTACTTGTCAAATCACCCGCATGAATTAGAATATCACCCCCAACCAAAAAATTATCAAGGGTGTTGTGTTTGGTGTGTGTATCGCTGATAAATGTTATTCTTTTTTTCATAAAACAAAGTTAAGATTTTTTTTGGAAAAGACAAAATAATTTGTAACTTTGTATTGTAATCAATTAATAAGTGGGATATATGAACGATACAACAACAAAAGTAAAAAACTACAAAGGGAACAATTCTTTCATCTTGAAGATGAAGGATTCAATTAGTCGTTACGGTTCTTTAACAGTAAAACAACGTGATGCTGTTGAGAGAATTTTTAACTCCACCAAAGAGGTAAAACAAGTTGAGCTTACTGGTGACTTGAAAAGAATTGACTCTTACGAGGGTTCCAACTCTTTTGTTCTTGATATCAAATCTAAATTGAAACAATATGGTAAATTGTCTGACAAACAGATTTCAGTTACCATCAAACAAATTGATAAGGAAGAAAACAAACCTGTTATTCGTAAGATGAACGTACCTGCTGTTGGTGACACAATCAAAGTTGGTAGAAAGGTAAGTGATGTCTTAAAGAAAAAGTATGACTTACAATTCCTTCCTATCTTTTTGGATATTACTCGTGTGTTGGGTTTCTCTGAAAAGGCTGTTCAGTTTCGTGGTAAACTTACAATCAAAAGAGGTTCTATCTGTACTTGTTGTGCAAGAACTTTGACTGACGAGTTTTCAATGCTTACAGGACTTGGTAAAACTTGTGCTAAAAACTTGGGTGTTCCTTATATCACTGACGCTTCTCAAACTGACAAGTTTCGTGAAGATTATATGAAACGAGTTGATGAGATTGGTGAGATGGAATTTTGGGTTCCTTTGTCCCAACTTAAAGATTGGCAGGGTAAGACAAGTATGCTTATGAAGATATCAAAATTTTGGTTTTGATAAAATAAAAACGGGAGATATTCATTAGTAGATGTCTCCCGTTCATTCTTCTATTCTTTTGTAATTTTCTTACGTTATTTATAAAAAACAACGACTATGGATTACGATATAATTGCTGCAATTATTACACCTATTGTAATCTTTGCAATTTTTGCTATAACAAGGTATTGTTCAAATAATTAAACATCCTGTATTATATATTTTTTTTTCAATTTGTAACCATACTGTTTTGATGTTCTTACAGATGATGGTGAGACATTTATAAATTTAGCACAATCTTTTGAGTTAAGGAAAACAATTGTTTCATTAGTTTCTAAATTTATTAACTTTATTGGTTTTTTACTGTTAGATATTTTTTGTTTCAACAACCAATCTTCATTTTTCAACTTACCACCATAATTCGGATTTTTATCACCTTTACTTGATTCTGAAATTTTTTTAAGAGAACATTCAGAATGTTTTTTTCCATAAAACGGATTATTTATTCCTTTTGATTTTTTTGACATTATTTCAATTGTCTCTTTAGAATGTTTTTTTAACTTTTCTTGTGTTGGGGTATAAAAACAATTCAAACCGTCCTCCACCGAGTTGAATAGTTCTTGATAATATCTTTCTCTGACTTTCAAGTTTTCACTTTCACATAATTCAACCACCTCAAATAAATGGCTTTCAATACCGTGTGTTTTTAACGAATTATGTATTGCTCTTTGATTTTTTATTTTATTAAGATTTAGGTATGATTTTGCCCTTTTTTTTAAGTTTGTTGTTTCACCAATATAAATTTTACCAGTCGGGGAAATTATTTTATATATCCCCGACTCTTGTGGTAAATTTATTATAGTTTCTCTCATTATACAATATCAGTTGACTCCAAAAGTGTGTAAGAAAATTTGTTTCCGTGGATTTTTGCTGCTTTTCTACATATTGACATAAATACATCAAAATCTTTAACTCTCTTAAATACTTGACAACCGTGCGACCAATCATCAACCCAAGTTGAGTCCTGTCCTGCTTTATGAATGTTAATCCCAAACATTCCTGTGTCAGTAACCTTTTCTTCAAAGATTAAATCCTTGTTGGCGTCTCTCCAAACTGTAACATTACCAGCTCTTTGACAAAGTGCGTCGTATTTACCACCGTGTTTATCAATCATCCATACACCTCTGTATTGTCCAGGAACCAACCTCGCAACACCTTTTTTGTTTTGGAATTGTTGTACACCCTTTTTACCTGGGTCACAAGTTCCCATCCAACAGTAGAACTGCCAGTTGCCTGATTCATCTTTAAAAGAAATTGTTAAGTGATCATCAAAAACATTTGTAACCTTTCTATAAACTGCAGGTGATGTGTTTCTAACGCCTACAATGTTTACATCGTAACTTTTGTTTGAAGTATCTTCAAACCATTTGTACCCTTTGGCTTTCACAGCCGTTTCAATTTGTTCTCTTGTGTAACTCATAATATTATAATTTTTTTAATAAATATTAATTACTTATAAAAGTTGATATTTATTTGTATGACAAATCTTTCTAAAATATCTTTGGTTATTTCTATAATCATTATGGTTACCTTTTTTACCACTCAATCATTAATTGTGTTTCATTTTATAAATTACATAGACGAAATTGGGTATTTTGGGTACGCTTGTTTTTTAGCATTCTTACCATTCTTTGCAGTTGT